GATGGACTCGAGCTTCAACAGACGAAAGTCGTCATGGTCAAGGCCTGAGGTCTCAAGCTTCAACAAGGCCAGACGATAGGCCTCGGACGAGGCCGCAGGTGTAGTGGTAGAGCGCTTACGTGGGGGCATATGATCATTCCGTTCTCGAGTTCGACTGCTCAGCTCAGCCGCCCTTGACAGCCTCAGCTCTGTCTTAGGTGCCGACGGGCTCCGCGTTCCTTGCTGAGGAGAACGGTGCCGAGGCCAGGTACTGTGACCTGGTGACGAGCAACGTGGGGCCCGCCGGCAAGGGTAGATAAGGCCTTGAGAGAAGGTCTATGTACACAGAAATTTAGAGGCGAACAATGTCAAAGACCTCGATGCGGCCTTCCTCATCATGTTTGCGAACCGCAAATCGACCGACGCCATTGGAAAGCTTAATGCCGATGTATTTCTGAGTCATTTTCGTGAACTTCATTAGCTCAGTCATGCCCTTTATTTCAAAACTGGCTCCGTCTCTTGAAGTTATTCTATACAGCTGAGCCTCTCGTCTTTCAGCAAAGGCCACGGACACCCCAGGATTACGACGCGGGGTTGCAAGAGCAACGGTGATATGTTCTTTGACGACGTCTTGGTGAGCTTCAACAAGTTTAGAAATCAAGTCGCGCTTCGGTTTGGGCAATGCTTTCTCGAGCTCGAGAATGACTTCGTTGAACTTGAGACTAGTGGTCATGAATATCTCCATTGGTCTTGGGCCCTTGCCCGTAGGTCTGAGGACTACGGTACCATGGCGGTCAGACTATGTACACCTTAAATTTTTCCAATGATATTATGCGCCTATGATGGTAATAAGTGTCGTTTAAAGAAGTGCCACCTGAACCATCATTTGTGGGTCTTGGCCCCGCTACACGCTACAGCTACAACCATGCCCCGGCTTCTTAGAAGGACCATCCGACAATAGGATAATAACTATACTTATATCTATATAGTAATCTACTTTTACCTTGCTTTTCTTAGAAGGAAAAGAAAACCCTGTAGCTGTAGCAGATGAGCTATTTGTGGTCTTTGACCACAATTCTTTGGACTTGGCCCTGGTGCCTCCCAATTCACCGCCATGAAAGAGGACCGGCCACACAAACCACAGAGCTATTTCACAAAACTAAGCCAGAACCGGGCAGGGAAGGGCTTCTGGGCACCCAACAATCGTGTTTACAGACGATACCAATTCGTGGTATAGTGGAGACTTCAAGGCATTCTCAAACCACAAGGAAACCACATGGCCGGGAAAAAGCGTGAACCTGTGGACCACATGTCAGCCGTGACGCTGCAAGGCATTCGGCCCCAGGGTCCTCGTGGTGGACCTGGTCTCCATAAGGAGAACCGTCTAACCGACGCTCAGCGCCAAGCACTGGCAGTTAAGGCCGGTGGCATCACGCCCTTGGAATTTGCCGCTTCAGTGCTGCGAGACAAGGACGCCCCCATGGTTGAGAAGCGCTGGGCCGCCGAGCTCCTGATGCCTTACATGCATCGCAAGCTCCCCGTCGCCATTGAGGGCGCCTTCATGCACGGGTCTCCCGCTGAGATGGCCGCCATGCTTCCCAAGCTTGTGGTCAACTTCGTCGAGGCCTCCGAGAAGAAATGACGACTCTCGCCCGCATTGAGAAAAAACCCGACGTTGGTCTCGATGTGCCAGGCGCCTTTCGTGGTCTCTACCGGAACCATCGTTACAAGGTGTTCTACGGCGGTCGCGGTTCCTCCAAGTCCTGGACCATCGCGCGGGTGTTGCTCAGCCTCGCGTACACCAGCAAGGTCCGAGTGCTTTGTGTCCGCGAGTTCCAAACGTCCATCGCGGACTCAGTCCACAAACTGTTGAGCGATCAAATTGAGGCCTTGGGCCTCGGTTCTTTTTTCGCCATCACAAAGAACAGTATTCTTTGCCCGTTGACCGGGTCTGAGTTCCTGTTCAAAGGCCTTCGCCGCAACATCAATGAAATTAAGTCGACTGAGGGCATCGACATCTGCTGGGCTGAAGAAGCCCAGTCGGTATCCGCCGAGTCCTGGCAGATCCTGATCCCCACCATCCGCAAGGAATACTCGGAAATCTGGGTGACCTTTAACCCCGATGACTCTGAGTCCTCGACCTGGAAGCGCTTCGTAATAAACCCGCCGAAGAACGCCCTCGTCGTCAAGGTCAACTTTGATGGGAACCCATGGTTTCCTGAGGTGCTCAATGACGAGCGACTGGATATGTTGGCCAAGGACCCCGATGCCTATGACTGGGTTTGGAACGGCAACTGCCGGACGATCAGCGACGCGGTTATCTTTAAGGGCCGTTACATCGTCGATGATTTCTCTGAGCCCGAAGATGTCAGACCCTACTACGGGGTGGACTGGGGCTTTTCCCAAGACCCGACCGTTATGGTTCGTTGCTACATCCAGGACAACACGCTTTACGTCACCCATGAGGCCTATGGCCGCGGGGTAGAGTTCGAGCAACTCCCTGGTTTCTTCGACTCCGTGCCAAAATCCAGAGAGTGGCCAGTCAAGGCCGATAACGCGAGGCCTGAGACCATCAGCTACGTTCGTCGCCAGGGCTTCAACATTGCTCCCGCCGACAAATGGCCTGGATCGATTGAGGACGGCATTGCCCACCTCAAGGGCTTCACGAAGATCATTATCCACCCGCGCTGCAAACACTTCACTATGGAAGCCGCGCTGTATAAGTACAAGGTCGATCAGAACACCGGTGACGTATTGCCCGTGATCGTCGATGCCAACAACCATCTGTGGGACGCCCTGCGCTACGCTCTGGACGGTTATATCCGCCGCAGCAGCACGGTCGGCGTGTTCGCCAAACTCGGAGCTATGGCGTAATGAGCAGGAAAACCATCAGGAACCGAGGGCGCGGTGCTGGGACCAAGACGCACGATGGGTTCACCAACTTCCAAGCTCGCGTGGGTCTTGGGGCTGACAACTTGGCGTCTCAGGCCAACTATAGCTTCAACTACGTCACCCGCAATCGCCAGCAACTCGAAGCGATGTACCGCGGCTCATGGTTGATTGGCCAAGCGGTGGATGCCCCAGCCGAAGACATGACCCGCGCGGGTATCGACATCCAGGCCCAACTTCCGCCGGCCCAGATCGAATTGCTTCAGTCAGCGCTGATGGAGAAAGTGTGGGACGGCGTTGCCAACACAATTCGTTGGTCTCGGCTGTTTGGCGGCGCGATCGGTGTCTTCCTCATCGAAAACCAGAGCATGGCCGAGCCCCTTCGCACTGACAGCATCAAGAAGGGTCAGTTCAAAGGCATGTTGGTTCTTGACCGGTGGATGGTTCAAGTCGACGTCAACGACCTGGTCACGGATTACGGCCCTCATCTGGGTAAGCCCAAGTTCTACGATGTTGTGGCCGACGCTCCAGGTCTTCCTCGTGAGAAGATCCATTACAGCCGCGTCGTCCGCTTCGAGGGCCTTGACCTGCCCTACTTCCAGAAGCTCGGTGAGATGCTTTGGGGTGAGAGCGTGGTCGAGCGCATTTACGACCGGCTCGTCGCCTTTGACTCTACGACGCTTGGCGCCGCGCAGTTGGTTTACCGCGCCCACCTACGAACCCTGAAGGTCAAGTCACTGCGCGAGACCGTGGCGATGGGCGGTCCTGCCCTCAACGGCCTACTCAAACAGATGGAAATGATGAGGTCCATGCAGTCCAACGAGAGCATCACTCTTTTGGACGCCGAAGATGAATTCAGCTCTGAGACCTACACCTTCGCCGGTCTGAGTGACGTGCTCATGCAGATGGGTGAACAGATCTCCGGCGCAGTTGAGGTGCCCCTAGTTCGTTTGTTTGGTCAGTCGCCCGCTGGTTTCAGCACTGGCGAGACCGATTTGACTAACTATTACGAGTCGATCCGTCGTAAGCAAGATACCCGCCTGCGTCAACCCATGGGCGTGATCCTCGACCTGCTGTGCCGCTCAGAGCTTGGGATTGACCCGCCTGCTGACATGACCTTCACCTTCCGCTCCCTCAAGGTGCCGAATGACAAAGAGAAGGCAGACGTTGCTTCCGGTGTCACGACCGCGGTCCAAAGCGCTTGGGAGTCTGGTCTTGTCACTCAGGACGTGGCTCTCAAAGAGCTGCGGCAGTCGTCACGCCAGACCGGCATTTGGACGAACATCACCGATGAGGACATCACAGCCGCTAAAGGTGCTCCTCCTCCGAACGCTGAACAGGCCATGGGCAGCGAGGAGGAAGGTGCCGGTGACGCTGGGCAACCTGTTGGGATCCAGGAAGCTCAGCGTCACCTCGGTAGCATCAAGGACGAGGCGATGCCAGATGACGGCGAAGCGCCGAGGTCTATGACTAAGCTCGACTACCAGGGTCTCCCTCTCGTCATTGAGACGGGCAAGGGCGAGGTTCGTAAGGCCCGCGACGGTTCCTGGCAGGCCAAGATGGCGGCTGACTACGGCTATGTCGAAGGCACCGGTTCAGCTGAGGGCCCTGATGAAGGGATGGATGTCTTCGTCGGTCCTCTTCGCCACAGCCAGAGGGTCTACGTGATCGACCAGGCCAACCTGAGCACGGGCGAGTTCGACGAGCACAAATGCATGCTCGGCTACTTCAACCAGAGCTCGGCGACCAGAGACTATTGCGCCAGTTACCACGATGGCAAGGGCCAAGACCGGATCATGGGGGTTAAGGTGATGACCCTCAAGCAGTTCAAAGATTGGCTGAAGTCCGACGACTGGGCGAAGCCGTTAACCATCAAGACCTCGGAGTGAATGTGATGCCTTTAGAACATGGCAAATCCAAAGCCGCCTTCGGGCACAACATCGGTGCTGAGCTCAAGGCTGGTAAGCCGATGAACCAGGCCGCGGCGATCGCCTATAGCGAAAAGGGCGAAACCAAAGACGCGGCGTCCCGCATCACAGACGCCATGGGAAAGATCAAGGGCACGAAGGACGCGGAAGGTGAGCCCAAGTTTAAGGTCGGCGATAAGGTCAACGCCCCCAGCTATGGGTACAAAGGGATGAAGGTCAAACGAGTCGGGGCGCAGGACGTAATTGGCGGTAAGAAGATGCCTCCCATGTACGTGTGCGGGCCTGTTGGGAATTATGCTGAGCAGTGGTTCAAAGAACGCGAACTGACCAAGGCTGGGGCCGGTGACTCCGCTCCCTGCGCCATGACCCGAGCCCGTGACGCCATGGCCAAGATCACGAAGGACGCGGAGGAGTTCAGCTCCTGGGTCACGTCGCAGGTGAAGAAGCCCATTGATGGATCGCGGCTGGGATACGCCAAGAAACTGGCTCCGCTGGAGCCGTACAAAGACTTGGCGATTGCTCGGCTCAAGAGCGGTGGTTACGTCGTCTGCAACGGGTCAAACGACCACTCCACGATCGAGAAGCTGAAAAACGCTGGGTACGATTGCACCAGCGTTCTCCGGTGTGACGCTACCGCGAGCCAGTCGCCCCAGGCATACCGGGCGATTATCAACAATAACTTCAAGCGCGTGACGATCTAACCCATGCCCCTCACTCTCACGCGTGACGCTAAGACTCAACGAGCCGACTTCCAACGTGCGAAGGGCCTGGAACTGCGTTACGCGCGAGAGTTGAGGCGGGTCGCCCACGAGATTGGCCGAATTGTCAAGGGCTTCCCGGTCGGAACTGCTGAGTCATCCGAAAAAATCAGTCAGGTTTTGGAGCGGTATTCAGAGGTGCTGAAGCCTTGGGCTGAGTCAGTTGCAGGTCGACTCGTTGCTGAGCTCGACCACCAAGACCGCCGCTCTTGGAAAGCTCAGACCAAAGGTCTCTCTAATGCTCTACGTGCTGAGCTCGACAAGGAAGTCAGCGGTCAGAACCTGAGGGCACTGCTTGAACAGCACGTGGACCTGATCACCAGCCTCCCCATTGAGGCAGCGCAGCGAGTGCACAAGCTCACGATCGAGGGCCTGACCAACTCTACTCGGGCTGCAGAGGTTGCCAAAGAGATTTTAGAGACTGGCCACGTCACCGCGAGTCGGGCAACGCTGATTGCCAGGACAGAGACTGGACGGACTCAGACCTCACTCATGCAAGCTCGGGCCCAGGGCATCGGGTCTCCGGGCTACATCTGGCGCACGTCATCGGATAACGATGTCAGACCGTCCCACAAGAAAATGGCAGGGCAGTTCGTTCGTTGGGACAGCCCACCAACGCTTGACAAGTTGACTGGGCATGCCGGCTGCATCCCAAATTGCCGGTGCTACCCAGAGCCGGTCATTCCAGAGGAGTTGTAAATGACTACCCACATCCACGTCCACACTACTGATGACTCTGAACGCTGGATCACCATGACAGGCTCGCACGTGTTGGTGAACGGAGCCGGGAAAGTGATAGCTGGCGCGGGTGGCCGGCTAAGTTCAAAATCTAAGACGACTGCACCGCGGACCCAAGCCTCAGAGCCGAAAAACCAGAAAACTGCCGCGAAAAATGAATTGTCGAAATCAAATAAAGAGGCGCTAGAAGCATATACGCTGGCCGGCTCGTATCCGATTAATGATTATTTGAGAAACGGCACCGCCGTGGAAAAAGGTAAATACTCCTCTGGGACACCAATACGGAATTCAAAAGACCTAAAAAATAACATCGCTGCGCTTGATGATGCTTTTTCCAAAGCCAGCCTCCAAAATGACACGACTGTTTATCGCGGGGTTGATAACGAAGCCTGGGCAAAAATCGTCGCGCAAGCTAAAACTGGTGAGGTAAGCGACGCAGGGTTCATGTCTACCACAACCAACAAGTCTAGCGTCACTGGGTCCTCTTTAACTCATTGGATGACGATCCAAGTGCCAAAAGGATCAAAGGCTATTCCCCTAGA